GGGTGCTCCACTAATGAGGGTGGCTCGTATCGAAGTTGCATTACCAAGGGTTGAATCCCATTCAAAACATTTGCTATTATAAATAAGAGCAATCAGAGTAGTACCATAATTATCTAGAACCCACATTCCTGGTTCCAAGGTTACTTCTTCCGTAGAAGATTGACCCCAGCCAATATAATCTGAAATATTAGTAATGGTTGCACCCGCTGTATGTTCGGCCAAGGTTGTTCCATTAGCATTACGGGCGCCCCCACTTAAAGTTCCTGTGCCTGTATCGTTAGCGGTAAAAGTAATTTCCTCTGTTCCTATTTTAATTGTTCCGGAAGATGGAAAGGCCGCTGAACTCGTTAAGACTACAGTTGTGACTGCAACATCGGCTGCAATCGTTGTTACTAAAGTTGTCGTCGCTGGACCGGAAGCCGTTCCTGACCATTGACCAGTACCAAAACCGAAGCCACCAAGTTCTTGTGCCGGTCCGACCGTATAATATGTTTGAGCTCGTGCACTTCCTACATTCGTTGTGCTTGCTGATGCATTAGAACCCATCGTAATCGTAATAGTCGTTGCGGAAGGAATGGACGTTGCCATAAATTTTTTATCTTCAAAATCTGCATCGGTGTAGCCCGAACCCGGAGGCGCGGTGACAGTGTCTAATAAAACAATATCATCTTCCGACATTCCATGCACAGAAGGAAAAGTTATGGTAACTGTAGGCTCACTTATAGTTGTAGAAAAATCACAACCCGCAATCGTGTTCTCGATAGGGTGAATGTCATAATAGTTTCCGGCTGAATAGATGTATAAAATTCTATTGGTACCAATTGCAGCGTATTTAATTCCTGCGTTGTCATCAAAATGATGAAGGGCTCGTGCTGCCCCAGTTAAATTATCTCCACCTAATTGATCCCAACCACCTAGTTTTTCAGGTGTACCATATCTAAAACGGACATAATCTCCCCCTGTCCATTGAGCCTCAGCTCCGGTTGGGGTAACTTGTTTATTGAATCCGGGTAAAAAGTTTACTTTTTGTAGCATAATTAGCCTTTTAGAATTTTATACTACATCATTGGGCTGGGATCAATGGAAAGTGACCACCATTATTACTCGCCTACCTTCAGTGGGATGAATAACATAATGACTATAGTAATGACTAAAGCTTACAGCTTTAAAAGCTTCAGGCGTAAGTCGACTATGCTCTTTTCCTTTATTTAATAAAACCGTATCTCCATCGACCGTATTAAGATAAAAAATGATTTGATAGTAAGGGAAAGAATGGTCTTGATGCTCCGGACATTGGCTAATTTTTTGAGGAAGAGTCATATTTAAAGAAGCCCTTAAAAATTCCTTAAACGGAAGCTTGTGTTTTTTAATGAAACGTTTAGATATTTTAAGCCAGGGTTCTGTTATTCCGGCATGATAAAATCTTCTGGTGTTAAATACATTGGTAGAAGACTCAGGACGGTGCTCGGGTCTTTGAACAAGTTGATGACTGAAATAAAAGACTCCATCCTTAATAGTTGAATCATCATTATAGTACCAAGGGAAATCACTTCCTAAAATAGTCTTACTAACAAACTGGCGCTCTTCTGGCCTGAAGATATCTCGATCTACGATAATTTTTCTTATACCCATTTAGGACCTTGTATAAGTAATGCAATACTTTTTCTTACTCCTTTCAGCACAGGACGTACTCGATGAAGAAGAAAGGCAGGAAAAGCTACCATGTAACCGGGCGTATCAAATTCAGATACTTTTTGTATCGGACCATTCGATACTTCTAGATTACCTCCTTCATAAGAGCTGTCGGATATATTTAAAAGACAGGTTAGTTTACAATCTGAATAAGGAACCGAGCCATCCCCGTCGGTATGCCATGCATACTCTTGATTAGGCTCGTAGATATTATACTTAATAGGATACTGGGGAGGATAAAGATGATATCCGAAACCTATATTATTCATGTGAAGACATGTCTTATAAAATTTGTCTAAATGTTTTTTGGCATCGTCCCATTCTATTTGAAATACTTGGGATGTTTTAACTACTCCTTGTGCCCCAGAGAAAACTCGTGCTTTGGAATACTTTAATAATTTTTTATTTATACTTTTAATTTCTTTGGAAGTATAAACTTGTGACCAGTAATAAAGATTTTTATTTCCCATTATAATTTTAATAACGATCGATGGCTTACTAAACCCAGGGTTCCTCCCACAAAGCAATTAAAGGCCAGCGTTATTCTTTCTGTTTTGTTCTTATTAATTTCTACTTCGTGCTGTAATTTGGAAGGGAACAAACATAGAGTATGAAGATTATTAGCAATCATTACATATTGTTCATTAAAAGGATTAGATTCTGCAACATCTAAAGTCATATAAGGAAACACCGCATTTCCATGTCCCCTGTCTACCTGGCATCCTGTGTTCTCTTCTCCCTGAAGATAAAAAGTTCCGCTAATTAAACTATTCGGATGGCCATGCATATGGTGAATAGATCCTTTGGGATTAAAATTGAACCAAGATTGAGTTACATAGCATCGCTGAGTCTGTTTCATTTTTAATACATTGTAGGTATAAATATCTAATTGTTGTTGAATAAAATCTCTCATGTAAGCGAAGTTATTATCTTTAAGGACATAGGAATCATTAGTAATATAATTTCCTCCTTTATTTTTATAAACTTTCTTTCGGTAAGTTTTAATGTACTTCAGTTGATCCTTAGTAAAAGGATATTTATCCGAACGATAAAAAGGTAAAGGAAATATAGATGTACAACTAGCCATTAGTCTCTCCAATAAGCAAAGCTTAAAGATAGCCTCCCTGATAATGGAATACATCGATGAGTAGTTCGACAAGGAATGTAAAGAACATCCTTGGGTTCTAGCAGCATTTCAATTCCATGCACCGTCCATCTACTATACCCTTCGCACTGTACAATAAAGTTAATTGAATTATCCATATGTTCTTTAAACGTAGCAGCATGAAGAGTGGGGCTATAATAAATATGAACGTCTCTATGAGCATAATGAATATCTGGATGGGCCTTACTAAAATAATCACTCCATTTTCTTATTTTTTTATTATTCATTAGATTCTCTTTTATAATTAAAGAGCTTAATTCATTGAGTCTCTCAGGTGTAAAAGGAACTTTTTGATTTTTATTAATGATAGCTTCCGTATTCTGAGGATCTTTAGTGGCTATTTTAATCACTTCTTTGGTAGTTAGTAAACACTCGTTTACTACTTTTTTAAATAATTGAAATTTATTTAAATTTTTAATCTTCATTTTGTCATTCCATCATGCCAGCATTTAAAATTCCACGGGCTCCATTGACCATACGTAGCGGTATGCAAATCAATTGCTGTGTCTCGTAACTCTATCATAGAAGATTTTTTCGCATAGCCCAAGAGATGACTAAAAAGAGGATCCTTAATTTTAAGTTTTTTAGTGGCTTTCCAAAAAGGAGTGTCATATTTAGAGCCATACATATAGTGCCACATAATAAAATTCTGTGTTTGATCTACGTAGGTATGAAATTTATTAACAATCAGATCAGGAGCTGCTTCCTCTCCAATAATCCAGTCCCATATACTGCGGGCCCAGAACAAATAAGCTTGAATAGCGGTAGACTCTAGGGGCTCTAGAAAAAATAAACGATTGCCTCCTAAAATAATTCTATTATCAATGATCGGTTTTTTAGCTACATAGTTTTTAAATTTAAAATTATCTACTTTCTCATTTAAATAAATACCTTGTTCAGCTAAGTTAAATAATTTTTTAAAATTAGTAGCTGCTTTGTTGATAGGAGTAATTTTATCATTATAGAGATAACCATAAGAAACTGTTTGAGTGGTATTAGGAATAACAAAAGTCCACCCATCTGGAGTCGCTACTGCACGTGTCCAATTAACATTGCATTCTTTAGATTTTCCTTCCCCCAAAAGAACAGCGTTTACTGGACTGGTGAGTATCTTATAATCGTTCCAATTAGTGATATGTCTACCCCGACAGTCAAAAATGAAATCTGAATCAATCTGATCATAGCTATCAATATGTTTTTCCTGCACGCTGAACAGTTTAGATTTTAAAATAGTCTCCTGTAATTTAGCAGGGTTATATTGAAGACCGACTGCATCAAAAGAAAAAGGATGAAAGACTTTATCGTTTTTCTTTCCCCAGTTCTCATATAAAATTCCTAGTTTAGGAGTCGCTTGAATGGGGTTGTCATACCAATTGACCCCTAGAGCCGCCCATAAAAGTTTAGGGGGTTCTAAGAGAGTGGCCTGTCCTACTTTTTCTGGAGGAATATTAGGATCATAAAGTAATTCAACAGAAATATTTTTGTTGTTACGCGTATGATAACCATAATGTAAAGCGGTTAAACAACCAGCATTCCCTTTGCCTAAAATAGTAATTTTCATATAACTTTATACCAAGAGGGTATTGTGTATCTCTTTCCTTTTGTTATTTTATTTACTTTATGTGCGTTCTGTGCTCCTGCATGAAACAGAATATTACAGCCTGCCTTAGGAATATATCGTTCTGTGTTAGAAAATTCAATACTTCCCCCCACATATCCATCGTTTAAATAAATAAGGGAGCTATAATCCATAGTTCTATTATCTGCAACATCTCGATCTATATGAAAATCCATCTCTTCTCCTGTCTTCCACCCCACAAGACGAGCAGCACTATAAAGTTTTACGCGTGTATGAAAAAAATGACTCACAAAGAAACAATTCTTTTCCATATAATAAGTAATAATTTTTTTGATGGTAGAGCTCTTTATATCTGACCAATGAAGATTACGGTGCTTGTGTTGTTCGACATCATCCGTACATAAATGAGAGTGGTCGTTCCAGTATTTAACAAGACTGCGACAGTCTTTCTCGTCCACAAAATGTTCCACCAGCATTTTTGTACTTCCTTTAATCATAATGTGACTTGGGCATCTCCTTTTCCTAGTGTACCTTTGGGAAGAAGATTAAAAGCTATTGAGTAACGGGTATGCTTGGATGTGTTTTCCAAAATCTCATGATCTAATAAACTATTAAAAATAATTAATAGATTATCTTTAGCGATGCATGTCCATGACAGAGAATTAAAAACATTATAATGAGATATTTCAGTATGCCACAAAGGTTTCCGTGAGGAATGAATCCTTATTTTAAAATTAGGATCTCCTACGGGATAATAGACCCCACTTAACCAATGATTAGAATGATAGTGACGTGCCGCATAACCTTTAGGCTCAACTTTAGTGGCCCATGCATTAGTAATTCGAAAGTCGGCTTTGTATTCTAATACTTCTTTAATATGAGTTTGGCATGCACTATGGATGCCAGCTTCTAAACACTTAAGATTCGATCCTTTATTAAATACATCAAAAGATTCACTTCCATAATTATTCCTATCATGAGCATGGGTATAGTCCGAACTTCGAGGAATAAACTTAAGCTTTTTTAATTCTTTAATTACTTCTAAGTTGTCAGACTTTAAAGTAAACATAGATAAAGGCTCAGAGAAGAGAGGAATAACTTTTTCTAGTTTCATTTCTGCTTATACCAATGAGGAAGTCCAAGATGCGGACGTGTATCATATTGATTATGTTTATGTTCGGGGGTGTTATAATGTAAAAAAACTTGGCAACACACATCTCCTTCAAAACTTTCACGCCAGTGAGGTAGATCACCACCTTTATAGATTAACATATCTCCTGGTTTAAATTTAATTTTAATCTTTTTATTTTTGGACTCTAGGTAAATGGGCCAGTCATCTCCTCCTAAAAACATAGTGGTTGAGACTTCGCATGAAAAACGATCAGTATGACGAGCTAAAACATTTCCCTTATTATAAATCCTAGCATACGCATACGTAGGTAATAGTTTAAGGTGAGTACACTTCTCCATTTTAGGTTGTAACAAAGTTAATAGAGTTTCCATGGCACAAGGAAGATATTTTGTTTTCTGCATTGTTAAAGCAGCTTCTTTTTTTAATAAAAGATAGTTTGCATTGAAGGCGGCAATAGTTTTAGGGATGGCTTGTCTTATAACTGTATATCCATGAGTTTTAAAAATCATTTAGGTTTATGTATAAAACGAATATTGCCTGCAATAGAAATTCTTTCTCCTTTAGAAGTAAAAGATGTTACATGATGTCTAAGTTTTGAAGGACAAATAAATAAAGTATTTATCACTGGGGTAAGGACACGATCACTTATAGCAAGCTCCGATTCTTCTCCATATATAAATGATAAGGATCCATTGGGCGCACTATTAGTTTGACGAGGTTCTTTAATCATGTTTTTAGGAAGTTGAGCAAACAGAACACACGATAAATCACAACCACTATGAGTATGAATAGGATTATATTCTCCTGCTTTTTGGATATTACACCATAGATGAACAAATTTCCATCCTATCAGAGTTTTATCCCACTCTGGAGCATCGGCATATTTTTTCCAGCCATCCATCCATGCTTGCACGTAAGGTCCAAACCCTTTAACAATCCATTCTTCATTAGAATTATATAGTCTTTCGTATTGAATGCGTCCTACTAAACGATGATTCCATTTAGTTTTTAATTTTTTTCCTACTTGTAATAATTTTTTAACAAACTCAGGATCCACATTGAATTGAGCTAAAAAAGGTCCGAAAGAATGATGAATGAAACTAGCTGGCATTTGTAGTATTCACGGGTTTAGGGATCGCTTGCATAGTAAAATGCACATATCGAAAAGGATCTAGACCGGGATCTACAGTAAATTCATGAGCAAGATAACCCGGAGAAATAATTAAGGATCCTGGAGAAAGTTTAAATCTAACTGTATCGTTCCCATATGTGATAGCCTTAATGTCTTTAAGGGGTAACGCTGTTGAACGCGCTGATGCCCGGGGATCATGAAAGAAAAGTTCAGAGGTACGATGCGTAGCTTTTAATATATAAAATGCTGCGACATGGGTATTGGGGTGCATATGCATTGGTTGAGCTCCTCCTCCAGAAGATGAAAATTCTTGAACCCACATTTCGGACATTGTTAAAATTTGATTAGTTAACTCAAATCCTGAGGCTTCTAAAAATTGATAGGAGAGCTCTCCTACTCGACCTCTTAAAGGAAATAATTTTTCTTCATTTAGTAACGTGGTAGATTGATAAGAGATTCCAAAATCTTTTATATCCGTTTTATAATTTTTTCTTCGTTCCTGTAAGAGCGGCTTAGTATTCTTTTTCGCCTGCTTCACATAACTGTCTGTAGTTTTAATTGTATTGGTTAAAAACTCCTGAAGAGATTCCGCCACAATAGGTGTTGCAAAATAAGATTCTATGTTCATTTAAATGGTGCTCCTAATCCCCATGCTACTAAACTATACCTTTTTCCTTTCGTAACGGGTTTTACTTTATGCCATAAAAAAGAAGGAAATACCAACATCGATCCTCGTGAAACAAGTTCTTTAACGGTAGAAACAGCATCCCAATGTTCCATAGAAGGAACTCTAACTTGAAACTGGCCTCCTTTATAATCTTTAGGATCACTAAGACTAACAACAACAGATAATTTTCTAATCTTACCTATAAGACTGGGTGCTACATCTTTACCGTAGGGAGCTTGCCATTGATCCATATGCCAATTGTAATGATTACTTTTAGTATACTCCCCAAATTGACAGTCTTCAAACCAGTCGTATTGAAAATTCCAACCTGCATTTCGGTTAGCAATTCCTACAAAATGATCAATCTCTTTATAAAGCCAAGGCTGATTGATCCACCCTACTTTAGAATGCCTTATTTTTCTTTTATCCTTAAGTTCTTTTTTAGTAATAGGATTCTTTTTATAGTC